CGACCAACAGCGTTGCGATTACCTTTTTTTACTGTTGTAACGTCACTTTTACGCGGTCTTCCACGCTTTCGGCGAGGAGGATTATCAACATCTGACATACATACCTCTTATAAGACTCTTTAAAGTTTCGTTACCGTGCTTATATGACATACATTTAATAATTATCATATAAAATTTATCCTATACGGCGCGGTAAAGAATCTTTAAAGACATAATATACTATTTATTGTACCATACTTTTGATGATTTGTCAAGCATTATTTTTAATAAGACTCTACTGTCCTTTAAACTGTACCAGCACGGTCCAGATTCTGCACCGCTTAGACCCTTTTGTTATATAGGTTTCTTGTTAGATAACTAGGGGTTATTTTAAGGTTCAATTTTGATCTTTTTTGTGTCTAGGTAGGACATACACGTTGATGCGTCGTCGTCTACCCCTCCCCGCCCCAGAATCTATACAGGTTTCAACAAAGTCAGTTCCAAAACAGAACCTAGTCAGTGTCAAAATAGAACTAACAAGGCGGGTGTGAGAGTCTAGGTTGGTCCTTATAGGTAGCTCGACAGACTCGACTGTACCTATGCGTAACACACGTCAGATCAGTGCAGTATTCATATCGTGAATGTTTTATAAATCCGTATTGAAAAATAAAATGGCTTTGCCCTGTACATTCTCAAAACCTTTCCCTAAGCTGTACTCATCAACTAACTGATAAAGGTAATTAAATATGTTCAACTTATATGAGATTTATGTATGTCATCCTGAGACTGGCGAGCGTGGCTGGGACATTGAGTTTGTCATCGCGTTGGACGTTGACGATGTTACAACGTATCCTTTCTTTGATTGCGTGATCATGAAAGAAGGAAGCTATAGCGACAAGTTTTCGGCAGCTATGTCTGGTTTTCCTATGACGGAAGCGGCGATGGCGCAACACCAAACTATAAAGATTAACAAACGGGAAACATTCTAAACGCCGAAAGGCGTCTGGGTAAACAACGGAGATATTGACATGACATACGACGAAGCAATGGAAGGTTACGACGTATCAGCAAAGCAAGCCAAGGCGGAGGTGTTAGCGCACGGCATAGACTGGGACGAATTTGTTGAAGAAGTAGGAAGCAAATCAGTTTACAAATCAAATGAAGTACTTGAATGGTTAGGTTACTAAGGGAGAAATGACGATGAACAACACGATAGACTACAATCACCACTGCCAGCTTGTTATTAACAATGACTATGACTATTACCAGCTAATGGTGGAGCATGTGAAGGAAGCAGACTCACGCGAGGACTTTATCGGACGTTACGAGGGTATTGTAGGTAATCTAATGCTCAAAGGTATTAACGGATTACAGCGCGAGTTTCTTGTCAAATGTTTTAATCGAATTGACTTTGTAGAACTTGGCGGTGATTTTTATGACGAACATATAGAGGAAGTGACAGCATGACAAAGGAATACCATTCAGCGTTAATACGCATCAACAAAGCCAACAGCGTTAAAGAGTTGGAGAAATTGGAGCGAGTCTTTTCAGACATATACGAAATAGGTTTTTTCACTGTTAGCGAGTTTGGACGGCTTTGTGAAAGGATACTTGACAAGATTGTTGATATTGAACTATCGGAGGAAACAGTAGCATGAACCCAACACTACTTGACATTGCGATTTTGTTTAGCTTTGTGCCGGTTTGGGCCGGCCTTTGCTGGGCCTATGAGAACTGGACAGACCCACGAGCGAGACGCAGACGACAACGCAAGGCACGACGCAAGGCACTACGCAGAGACTTACAGCGACAAGGGAGGTTGCTGCGATGAGAATCACAACAGCAAAGAAATACTACGGATGCACAACAAACTTTGGCAGTGATGGGATCATCATCGAGTTTGGTAAGTACACCGTCGATATGTACTTGACAAAACGATTTAAAGTATCAACCATGTATGCACCACCAGATGATTACATTACGTTCTCGTATATTGTTTGGCTTGGATGGTTACGCATAGAAATATCTGGACGGATGGAGATGGAAGCATGACATATCAAAAGTTAATTGAAACATTGTTACGCATGGATGATCGTTACTTAAAACAAGAGGTTTGTTACAGTAGAGGTGAGGATGACTTGCAGCTTATCAACGCAGTGAAGATTACACACTTTACGTACCGTGTAGATGATGCAAGTATGCCTGAAGAAGGTCATTTTGTTTTAACGTTTGACTAGGAGAGAGACATGATTGGAATGAATGTTATGTATACCGTAGAGTTATACGATGATGTATGGTCGCAGGTGTGGTCGATAGACTGTATTGATCAAGCGAAGGACTACGTATATTCTAAACGTGGCAACGGTAAACGATACCGAATTGTCAAGCACACAACGGAGGTGCTTTATGAGGGAGTGTAACATGTACGACCTAAACTTAACCATTGATGTTCAGGTTCAGTATCACTTCGACAGACGCGATAAGTTTATTGAATTAACATCTGTCAAGTGGTACGGATCAGAAATAGTGGAGCATATTAGCGACAAAACTTATGACAAGATTGTTGAACATATTAAAGAAGAGGACTTGTACAGGCACGAAGAGTGATGTTAGACTCTATGCAGAAAGCATATAAGACTATCTTAAATTTATTATCTTATAAGGTATTTATCCTATGAGTATCTCTAAAGAGCAGAAGATACTGGAACTTGTTGAACGGCAGTTGGACTTGTTAACCGTAACGGAAGCGTTGAACATTGCAGGTGGGTTTTTCACTGAGTTGTTAGAGTCAATGGACGACGGTGAGATTGATGAATTGTACAGCGACATGGGAGCAGGCAGACATGGCCTTCACTGAAACACACCAGCCTTGTGCAGACTGCGGCAGCAGTGATGCGTTAGCGTACAATGAGGACGGCTCTAGTTATTGTTTTAACTGTAGCAAGTACACCAAAGCCGATAAGTTTAACGTACGGGAAAACGTACGAGAGCTAGGATCTATCAGCGATGCACCAAAGCCATCGTTTAGTCAGACAGAACACCGTTTAATCACGGCGGAGTACAGATCCATTACTGACCGTCTCATTACAGGAACAACGGCGAAGAAGTACGCAGCACTTAAGCAGGGTGATGTTACAACATTCGGTTACTACAACCCTGAAGATCCAACAAAGCCGATAGCTGCCAAGGTACGCAACCCTGACAAGCGGTTCAGCATCATTGGAGATTGGAAGCAGGCTGGCTTGTATGGACAGCACTTGTTTCCTGAAGGCGGTAAGTATGTGACCATCGTTGAAGGTGAGTACGATGCGTTAGCGGCTCATCAAATGACAGGCAGTAAGTATCCCGTTGTCAGTGTCCGTAACGGTGCAACGTCGGCGGCAAAGGACTGTCGCCTTTTTTATGATTGGCTGAACAGCTTCGAGAACATTGTGCTTTGCTTCGATGCTGACGAGCCGGGACAGAAGGCAGCGAAGGAGTGTGCTGATCTGTTCGGTAACAAGGCAAGGATTGTTAAGCACGTCAACGGCTACAAGGATGCGTGTGATTACCTTGTTAACAACCAGTCAGAGCTATACACCAAAGCGTTCTGGTCAGCACAGCCTTACACACCTGAAGGTATCGTTGGTGCCGGTGAGCTACGCGATCTGATCAAGAAGCCACTGACCAAGGCAAAGGTACAGTATCCGTTCGATGGATTGAACAAACACCTGTACGGCATACGCACGTCTGAGTTGGTAACTATCTGTGCTGGCTCTGGACTGGGCAAGAGTACCCTTCTGCGTGAGGTAGTCAGTTCCATTATGGCACAGTCTGAGGACAACCTTGGTCTCATGTTTCTTGAGGAGACACCTGAGCGTACCATGCGTGGCCTTGTAGGTCTTGAACTGAACAAGCCTATCCACCTTCCAGACTGTGAGTACGACGACACTGACATTGATCTAGTCTACGATACGATGGACTATGAGAACCGTGTCTATCTCTGGGAACACTTTGGCAGTAACGAGATAGAAAACGTACTGGGCAGGATGAGATACTTTGTCAAGGTGCTTGGTGTTAGATTTATCGTACTCGATCACGTGTCTATCCTTGTCTCTGACCAGAGCAACGGTGATGAGCGACGTGCTTTGGACATGATCATGACTAAGCTGCGGACGTTCGTTCAGGAGATGGGGATTTGTATGTTCCTTGTGAGCCACCTGAGACGCCCTGAAGGGAAGCAGTTGGAGGATGGTGCTGTCACTAGCCTTGGTATGTTACGTGGCTCTGCGTCGATTGCACAGCTGTCTGATGCGGTCATTGGTGCTGAGCGTAACAGTCAAAGCGATGATCCTGTTGTCAGAAACACGACCGTGCTACGTGTGTTGAAGAACCGATACACTGGTAAGACAGGGAAGGCGTGTGAGGTATTCTACAATGAAGCTACTGGACGGCTGACACAGCGTGAGGAGAAGGATAGTGCTATCTTATAAGCTAGGAAAAAACGAACAAAAGGTCTGTCAATCTATTGCAAAGATGCGTTACGAGAACGCCAGAGAGAAAGGTTTTGGGCAGGATAAAAACGTAGTCACTGTGGATTCGTACAAGAACATTGACGTTGACGGTGTTGGTTCTGAAATGGCCGCAGCAAAGATACTCAATGTGTACTATGATATTGAAACAGACTTCCAAGCACACGAGTTACCAGCATACGACATGATACACAAAGGTAAAACTGTCGATGTGAAGACAACCAAGTATAGAACAGGTAGACTTATCGTAATGCCTCACAAGAAACACGATCAGTGTGAGATATATTTGCTAGTAGTGGGGGAGTTTCCTGAGTATACTGTAGTAGGTTATGCTACTTATGATGAGATAGTACAAGAGGAAAACTGGGGTGATCCTTTCGGTCGTAACAGACCTGCCTACTTTTTAGATCAGCATAAGCTGACGCCAGTAGAGGAACTTATTGAATGAGATGTATAGCGTGTGACGTAGAGCTAACAGACTACGAAGCAACAAGACGGTTTGCTGTTAGCCAAGAGTTTGTAGACTTGTGCAACAAATGTTTCGCTGTTAGTCTTGATGACGGTGATGTGATTGACCGCGCCGATCTACGTACACTCGCAGACCTAGAGGAGATGATCTACCATGAGCAAGATTGGGAGTTGGATATTGGAACAGGAACAGTTGATGGAGACTTATCAGAAGTTTAACCACGACGCTGAACGTAACGAACTGAATGAGAAATACCATGAATACCTGTTACTTGGATATAGAAACCACTTTGGATCACTCAACGATCTGGTGTGCCGTTACGAAGGTGAAGAACGATATACAAGTTCACACCTCACCAGACACATTGCAGAAGGTGTTGAACAATGCTGAAGAAATTGTGGGACATAATCTCATCGGCTTCGATGTTGGTGTGCTTGATCGTGTTTGGAACATACGCATCCCTAGGCATTATGTTGTGGACACTCTCTACCTCTCCAGACTCTACAACCCCAGTCAAGAAGGCGGACATTCCCTGCGAAACTGGGGCGCAATTCTTGGAGGAGATGGAAAAATTGCATTCGAGGACTTCGATGCAGGCCTTACTGAAGAGATGGTCCGATACTGCATAGCTGATGTTGAACTAACTGAGCAGGTTCATAAGTGGTTAGCACTTCAGTTACGCAAGGAAGGATTCTCTGAGAAGTGTATTGATCTTGAGCATCGTGTGGGCTGGATCGTGACTGAGCAGGAACGTAACGGCTTCAGGTTGGATATACAATACGCAGAGAAACTAATGATGGACTTGATGTTTGAGATGAACAACATCGAAGCAGAGTTACAAGCTATCTTCCCACCCATCGTTGAAGAACGTTGGTCAGAGAAGACAGGTAAGCAACTGAAGGACAAGGTAACAGTATTCAATCCCGGCTCACGGAAGCAGATAGCTGAGAGACTACAAGGTCTGGGTGTCAAGTTTGACAAGAAGACTGAGAAGGGAAACATCATCGTTGATGAGAAGGTACTTGATGGGATAAATCTTCCCGAAGCCAAGGCTGTTGCACGTTACATGATGTTACAGAAGCGGGTAGCTCAAATAGATTCATGGTTGAAAGCAGTGAAGGACGATGGTAGAGTACATGGCAGAGTCATTACCAACGGAGCCGTGACAGGACGCATGACACATCAGTCACCTAACATGGCACAAGTGCCAGCAGTATCTGCACCGTTCGGTACAGAGTGTCGATCATGTTGGACAGTGGATGAAGGTAACAAGTTAGTTGGCATCGACGCCAGCGGTTTAGAGTTACGTATGTTAGCTCACTACATGGACGACGAAGACTACACTAATGAAATACTCAATGGCGATATTCATACGGCTAATCAACGAGCAGCTAAACTTGAGAGCCGCCCTCTTGCGAAAACATTCATTTATGCGTTTCTGTATGGAGCCGGAGATGCTAAGATCGGAGCTATCGTTGGAGGAAATAGCGTTACTGGACGCAGACTTAAGGAAACATTTCTTTCTAACACGCCGTCTCTTGAAAGAGTTAGAAGAGATACTCTCGGACAGGCTGCATCGGGCGTCCTTGTTGGACTCGACGGACGAAAACTCAGAGTCAGATCAGAACACGCCGCGTTGAATACATTACTTCAAGGTGCCGGTGCTATTGTTATGAAGGAAGCCTTGACAATCTTGAATGCTAAGTTACTGTACATACCACACAAATTTGTTGCTAACGTCCATGACGAATGGCAAATAGAAACACCAGCACACTACGCTGATACGGTTGGACGTATGGGTGTACGTGCTATCAAGCTTGCCGGAGAGACACTCAGCCTACGGTGTCCATTAGACGGCGAATATAGAGTAGGCAACAATTGGGCAGAAACTCATTAAGGAGAAACTTATGTCTGCAAACAAACTACCACCCATCACTGTACGCGGTACCGTCTACTGGTGTGAGCGTAACAAGCTCAACAAGTACAGTAACAAGTATCAAGTGCAGCTTGGAAACCTCAGCGAGAAAGCTGTTGAGGCCATTGAAGAGATGGGTATTGCGCCTAGCAACAAAGGCGATGACCGTGGCTTTTTTATCACCATGAAGAGCAACAACCCTATGCGTCTAACGGATGAGAACGGTGTTGAGATTCCTGAAGATGTTCTTATTGCTAACGGATCTGAAGCTATCGCTGTTGTAGGATACTATGACTGGTCTGTCGGTACAGGACGTTCACCATCCATGATCAAGATGAAGGTTACTAACCTGATCGAATACGCTGACAACTCAGTATCTGAAGCGGAAGCGTTGTGATTCTGATTGATGGTGACATTGTGGCTTATCGTTGTGCATTCAAGTGCAATGATGAGTCAGTCAAGACTGCCTGTTATACTACGGGCAGTTTCTTGTCTGATATGGTAAGCGATCTATACACTATGATAGACGGCGAACCAGACTACCGTGTCTACCTGACAGGTAAGGGTAACTTTCGTAATGACATAGCTGTTACTGCGCCTTACAAAGGTAACCGTAAGGACAAAGAAAAGCCTGTACACTTGGAAGCTATACGCAAGTACCTGATCGAAGACTGGAACGCTGTTGTATCAGAAGATGAGGAAGCAGATGACTTGATTGCTATCGACGCTACCGCCATCCCTGACAGCATCATTGCTAGTCTCGACAAGGACTTCCAGCAAGTACCGTGCAGACATTACAACTTCAACAAGCGTGAACTAACATCTGTCAATGAAGAGGAAGGCTTACTGTTTTTCTACCGTCAAATCATCATGGGTGACAAAGCTGATAACATTGTCGGTGTGTATGGTATTGGTGATAAGAAGTCTCAGAAGCTCCTTGAAGGACTGACAGAGATAGAGATGTTTAACAAGTGCGTTGAGTTGTTAGAGTCTGAAGAGCGTGTCATTGAGAACGCTAGGCTGCTTTGGCTGCGTCGTGAACCTAATCAAACATGGGAAAGACCAAGTGAAGAGAACGAGACGTAACGTACCGAAAGGTTATGATAGCTGGTTCGAGTATGATCTTCACCAGAAGTTCAAGAGATGCGAGTACCATGTTAACAAGCTAACATACACGCAGGTTAAGACGTACGAACCAGACTTTGTATATTACAGTATAGATTCTACTATATATATTGAAGCTAAGGGGAGGTTCCGTGACAGAGCAGAAGCGAAGAAGTATGTTGATATTAGCCGATGCCTTGGCGAGAAGGAGACGTTGGTCTTCGTCTTCCAAAACCCAAGAACAGCTATGCCCGGAGCAAGACGTAGAAGTGACGGGACAAGATACACCATGCAAGAATGGGCAGACAAACAGGGATTCACATGGTACACACCAGAAACCTGTCCTGTCGGATGGAGTAAAAAGCAATGACTAGACACCTAGTAATACCTGATACTCAAGTAAAACCGGGACTGCCTAACCAGCATCTGTACTGGGCTGGTAAATACGCAGCCGCTACAAAGCCTGACGTTATCATTCATCTGGGGGATCACTGGGACATGCCAAGTCTCAGTAGCTATGACGTAGGTAAGAAGTCCTTTGAGGGACGGCGGTATACACTTGACATTGAAGCTGGCATCGAAGCTATGAATCAATTCATGTTACCTATCCACAAAGAACAGGAGCGATTGCGTAGTAACAAAAAGAAGACATGGACACCACGGATGGTATTCTTGTTAGGCAACCATGAACAGCGTATAGAACGTGCTATTGAAGCTGACCCTAAACTAGAAGGACTGATGAGCTATGATCATTTCTTATTAGACGAAACCGGTTGGGAAGTTGTACCTTTTCTACAACCAGTCATCATCGATGGCATCGCGTACTGCCACTACTTCACGAGTGGAGTCATGGGCAGACCCGTCACGTGTGCAAAACTTATGTTGCAAAAGAAGTTCATGTCGTGCATCATGGGACACGTGCAAGACAGAGACATAGCCTACGCACGTAAAGCAGACGGTAGTAACATCACTGGTTTGTTTGCTGGTATCTATTACAACCACAGCGAAGACTACCTAAACGCACAAACGAACGGAAGCTGGTCTGGAATCTGGATGCTCAACGAAGTAGACGACGGTTCCTTTGATGAGCTACCAATCAGCATGAACTATCTTAGGAGAAAATACGGATGAGTATTGATAACGCTACTCCTGAAGAGTGGGATACAGTTGCAGCACTTAACAACTTATCTATCAGAAAGAAAGCAGACCCAGTAGAACAACCCGACCACTACAACAAAGGCGCAGTAGAAGCCATTGAAGCTATCAAGGCATCCATGCCTGACCATGAGTTTCGTGGTTATCTGAAAGGCAACGCACTGAAGTATCTGTGGCGGTATGATTACAAAGGCAAACCCATCGAAGACTTACGCAAGTGTCGATGGTATATTGAACGACTGATTAAGGAATTAAATTAATGGACGCATATCAACAATACATTCACAAGTCCCGCTACGCACGTTACCTACCAGACGAGCAACGTCGAGAGACTTGGGAAGAAACAATCGACAGGTACCTAAACTTCTGGGTTGAGAAAGGTAAGCTTACTCTTGAAGAAGCTAATGGGATGTTCAAAGACATTCATGATCTAGATGTTATGCCCAGCATGAGGGCTTTAATGACTGCAGGTGAGGCTCTTGACCGTGACAACGTAGCTGGTTTTAACTGTAGCTACTTACCCATCGACCACCCCAAAGCGTTTGACGAAATGATGTACGTCCTGATGTGCGGTACAGGAGTAGGCTTCAGCGTTGAACGTCAATATGTATCAAAGCTACCTGAAGTAGCGGAGGAATTTCATGACACCGATACCGTTATACACGTCGCCGACTCTAAAATTGGCTGGGCTAAAGCATACAGAGAACTTATTAGCTTGCTCTATTCGGGTCAGCTTCCAAAGTGGGACGTATCTGGAGTACGATCTGCAGGCGCAGCCCTTAAGACCTTCGGCGGTAGAGCATCTGGTCCAGAACCTCTTGTCGATCTGTTTAACTTCACCGTTGACGTCTTTCGGGAAGCTCATGGACGTAAACTCTCCTCAATCGAATGTCACGATTTGTGCTGTAAGATTGCACAGATCGTTGTCGTCGGGGGAGTGCGTAGAAGTGCTCTCATCAGTTTGTCTAACCTCACTGACGATAGACTCCGACGATGCAAGTCAGGCCAGTGGTGGCAAGACAATCCGCAGCGTGGCCTAGCTAACAACAGCGCATGTTATACAGAGAAGCCAGACTTTGAGGCATTCCTAAATGAGTGGAAAAGTTTATACGAGTCCCGATCAGGAGAGCGAGGTATGTTCTCTAGAGTCGCAAGTCAAAAGCAAGCTGCAAAGAACGAGCGACGAGATGCTACCTATGATTTTGGAACTAATCCATGTAGCGAAATCATCTTACGGCCTTACCAATTCTGCAATCTATCAGAAGTTGTTGTCAGGGCAACCGATACGTTGTCAGACCTTAAACGAAAAGTACGTGTTGCGACTATCCTTGGAACTTTACAGGCTACCTTAACAGACTTCCGTTACCTACGTAAGGTGTGGAAGAACAACACTGAGGAAGAAGCATTGCTTGGTGTGTCGTTAACGGGAATCATGGATCATCCGACGTTGTCGGGAAGGAGGGATAAAGGTGTCCTCAAAACATGGCTTACTGAGTTACGTGAAGAGGCTATCGGAACGAATAAATCATGGGCTGACCGACTGGCTATTAATACTTCTACTGCTATTACCGCCGTTAAGCCTAGCGGTACTGTGTCTCAACTGGTTGATTCTGCTAGTGGTATACACCCACGATACGCACAACAGTACATCAGACGAGTACGAGCAGACGCAAGAGACCCATTGTGTACAGTCCTTGAGGCCGCAGGAATCCCTGTAGAGGACGATGTAATGTCACCCAGTACCAAGGTATTCTCCTTCCCTATAAAGTCTCCTGACGGGGCTGTGACGGCCTCTGACATGGGTGCTATGGAGCAGTTAGAACTGTGGGAGATTTATCAGGACTTTTGGTGTGAACACAAACCGTCAATGACCTGTTACTACAGGGACGATGAGTTTCTTGAGGTAGGTCAGTGGTTGTATAACAAGTTCGATAAGATTAGTGGTGTATCGTTCTTGCCATACAGTGAACACACATACCAACAAGCGCCTTATGAGCCTGTTGATCTTGAGACTTATGAGAAACTGAAGGCAGAGTTTCCAGAGACAATCGATTGGAACATCTCTGAAAACTCTGACATGACTGAAGGGTCACAGACGTTAGCCTGTACTGGTAACAACTGCGAGATTTAATTTACGGGGCTTCGGCCCCTTCTTCCCTTGTTACAGTAGTTGTTGTACCAACAGGACTACCCATTACTGCCATTGCAGTGCCGATAGAGTTGTTTAAAGCAGGTATCTGCATGATATGCTTCCAAGCTTTTTCTACGTTTTTTGCAGGGTCTTCTGATATAGGAGCCGTTATCAAATCAATACCTGCCGCAGTTCCTTGTTCAATCAAACCACCCGCAGGCGCAATAGAAGTAACGGCCCACTCATAAGGATTAGCTTTGAATCTGTTGTACTGGTACTGCGATGTTGGTGCTTTGTTTAAAGTCATAACAGACAATGGTTGATCTACCAACGCTTTAAACAACAACTCTTCTCCTGTTATCTCATCTTCTCCTCCAGAGAAAACAAAGTCGCGAGCTTCGTCAAGAACAGCATAGCCAACACCAGCACTAGCGATATACAAAGCAGCATTCTTAGCTGCCTGTCCTTGATTACCAGCTCTTAACTCATCAATTACTTTCTTACGTAGCAAAGATCTTTGTACAATAGCAAAACCCATCAAGGTATACAGAGGACGTATTACAGGATTTGTTGACCAAGCCAAGGGTCTTCCTGCTACTGAAGTAAGCTGTTGTTGTCCCAGTCCTGCATATGCAAGCTCAGACATAAGCTTCAACTCTTTTTCTGACATGGCCTCTAAGTTTCTACCGTGTCTTCGAAAAGCGTTGATGATAGTAAACCTTTCTGCTTCAGAAAAGTAACGTCCCCATTTGTCGTTGAATTGTCCTTTCTTGGCTAAATCATAACCGTTTTCAATAACGCTATTCATTACAGCACGTTTACCTATCTTATCCATGCCGCTGAACAACATCCACTTCATGCCTTTTTCAAGACCTTTAGATGCCCACCTGCTTGCTTCTCTTATAGCAGAAGGATCGTCAGACATTCTTCCTACTTCATCAACTAACTTATTAGCAAACTCTCCTTGTGTCTGCCTGTTAATACCTGTTAACTCAGGATCTACAAAACTTTTTTGTTTACGATCAAAGGCACGTTTAGTTCCACGAATTGTAGCAGCAACGCCGTTGAGCATAGGAGATACAAAAACATCGTGAAGGTTAAGCACAGCAGATTTTAACGACATAAGTGTGCCGCCATAAGACAAAGTAGATATTAACTGAGCTACAGCAGGGGCATGTTGTTGAGAACCAATAACCATATCTTCTACAATTCTAGCCCCTCTTTCAGCAACATTGTCAGGAAGATCTTCAGCAAGACGTCGAGCCACGGCTTGAAACGCTTCTTGCCCTGTAGGACTTTTAACACCCAAAGAGCCTACATCAATACGCTTTGTTATCTCATTTAAAAAATCATTTTGATTTAGCAATTTAAAGTCAGTCAAAAAAGGATTTTGATATTGCTCAATCATTTCATCAGTAGCAACTTGTCTATTACGCAAAGCACGTCTAGATTGATCCTGTTGAACTTCTAAGTAATTTTTTCTTCCGCGTTTAGCATATGCAGACTTTTCACCTAGCTCTTCGATAGGCTGCATTTGTATGTGTAATCTGTCAGTTAAAACTGAGGTTTCTTCACCTATGTTAAAACGATGCTCTTTAAAAAGCTGCCCTCTAAAATTAAGATAGTTATTTACCGCACGTATTTCTTGATTTGAAACACCAGAGTCAGACAACCTTTTTAAAAACTGAGAACGATTGTTCCCTTTCAAGCCACGAGAATAGTCCAACATAGCTTTAGCAGCTTCTTTGTTGGTTCGCCATAGTTGAATAACAGGAACAACAGGAAGAAGGTATTCATCATAAGCCCTGTTCATTTTTACGCCAGACGCTTGTGCAGCAATGGTAGCAGCCCCTGCTATTTCAGGACTAACTTTGTAGTACAACGCATCTTCAGCAGTGTCAATAGCTTGAGTTGTTAAGCCTACGTCTTTTTCAGCCTGCCTTCCTAGTGTAAATGTCATACGCTTAGGTGCTGTTGTCATGCCACGCAACTCAGAAAAGTCTTCTGTTTTCTGTAACTGCTTACGTAAGTTGTACTCTACCTGCATCTGCTCTCTAGCTTTTTGAAAGGCAGTAAACTGATCATCAATAGCCAGTTTAATATCAGCTTTGCTATCTACTTTTCCAATACCCGGAATATCATAACCTTCTTTAGCGTTACCGGTAGCTCGAACACCACCATACTCCCAACCACCTTCAACACGCTTTACTGATCCTCCACTACCATCTGGAGTAACGGATCTTGCCTCTATTTGTGGACGATACTCATCAGTCATCTTTTGAATATCATCAGCTACTTTACCGATTGTTTGAGATTCTTGAGCGGCTGATACCAAAGCAGATGCGGCAACGGATTCAGGAGTTTTAGTCATTCCTAAACCAGCAATGTCTTTCAAAGCAGACGAAATTTTTGCAGGATCGCGAGCAACTTGAACAGCACCAGCACCGCCTGCTGTAGCAATAGTAGCGGCCAACCTAGGACCAAACATAGCTGCTGTACGTTCTTCCATAAAAGGGCGATCTAGATCAAGGGCTGTCCCTGACATAGCTTCACGAAGAGTACGAACATCCTTACCTGTTATTGCTTCATAAGGAACACGTCCAATAGAAGTAAAAGCATCGATAGTATCTACAGCAAGACCTACACCAGCAGAAGACATTTCTTGAATACCCTCCGCTAAGTTCTCAAGCACAGTGTCTTCAGCCGCTTCTAGTTGATAAGCCGCTTCTGCTCTTTCTTGTTCTGCTTGTGCAAACTCTTCTTCTAACGCTTCACGCTCTGGTTGTACACGTAACTCACGATAAGCATCAGCGACTGTTTGAAACTCTTCAGTGCCTTTCTTGTCTTCGTTCTTAACAAGCCAAGCAGCGTATTTATTTAACCTATCAGACATTATTTAAGTCCTACTATTTCATCAGCCTTAGTGGTAAGTTCTGTACCTTCCTCTTCCTCTTCAGTTTCATCAGGTTGTGTTACAGCTTCTCCGCCTAATTCAGCACGACGTTGATCAATTAAATCTTGAATTTGCTTATCTCTAGCAATCCTAGCTAACTCTGTTGCCCTTTGTTTTACAACAACAGGATCGTCTTCAAGCTCACCAAAAAATCCTGTAGTAACAACGTCTTCTTTTGCTTGGTCTAACTGCTCATCAATTTGAGCCTTAGTAGGTGGTTTGGTTTTTTGCTTTTCAAGTGTACGAATGTCAGCACGTATAGCATTTTTTCTAGTAACCTCTCTAGATACTTCTGCTCTAACAGCTTTGTTAAGAGACTCTAATGAATCCATTGCTTGCTTTCTTTCGCCGGGATTCCAAGTCTCATTAGCATTAAAGTCTGGTTGTTTAATGTCATCAAGCTCTGATAAAAACTGTTCTCTCAGTTGAGGGTCAATATTAGCCTTAGTAATTCTGTCTCTTAATGAAGTAACAGGCAGCGGCGCCTTTTTCATTGCTACGTTTTCTTCTGCTTTAGTTTTGGCGTTTTTAAACTCTAGTTGAAATAAATCATCTCTTGCTTTATCTTCTTTTAACTCATCAATAACATTACCAAAACCAGACTTGACCGCGTTTTCTTCAAACTGTTTTAAAGATCCTTCAGGAACATTGTAGTATGCTTGACTTATAGCGGCCTCTTGTTCCTCGCGTTGTTTATCTTTTAAACGTCCTTGTGCTAACTCTCTAGATATTTCATCGTCTTGTTCTGCTTGCGTTCGTCCTGTAATTGTAGAAGGATCTACTCCAGCCTGTACAGCAACACGAGCCATTATGTTTTCTATACGAAGTTTTTCTTCGGTGGTTCCTGCGGCTTGTCGTGCTGCTTCAAGACCGTTAAGACTTGTTAATGCACTTTGACGCATAGCTGTATCTTTAGCTGCTTCTGCTTGCATTAATTCTTCTGGTGTTTTTGCCTTGCCTGCCATAAACTCAGCACGTTCAATAGCACCCATACCACGAAGCTTTTGCATTTCTTCTTGTTGCTGTTGCTGTTGTCTTTGCAATCCCGGAGCTTGACCAATACCACGCGCAGCAGTAAACAAACCCTCTTGATAAGAAGGTTGTAACAGACCCTGTAAGAATGTTTGTGAAAACTTAGCCATGATTAATCCCTTCCAAAGATATTACCGAACAATCCGCCAAGACCGCTACCGACGCCTTCTATAATTTCACCTATATTACCAATACCACCCGGATCAATAACAGTACCGGACTTAGTAACCTGCGGTGTAAACAAACCAGCAAGGATGTTAGACCCGATACCGCCTAACAGGTTAGCGCGTGCTTGCTCTGCCAACAATCTAGACTCAATACCAGACAACGCAGTCTCACCAAAGAGTCCTGTACCGTACAACTGAGCTTGTTGCTGTAGCTCTGCCATGCGCTGTGCTGGTTGTGTTGCTGCCAACAGCTGTGTTTGTGGTAGATAGCTTGCACCAAGGAACTGTTGTCCTAGTCCTGCTTGCTGTGCCTGCTCTGCCTGAGCCTGCTGCATAGCGCCTAGCATGGCTCTGTTACGGGCTTCTTCTTGCGCTGTAGCCATAGCCAGCATTTCAGGAGTAGCACCACCGTAGGCAGCAGAGCTAACACCAAGTCTACCTTGCCCTGCTAAACGCTCTTCAAGTGCTAGACGTTGACGTTCTTCTTCAGGACGCTGTGCTGCTCGCATACGCTCAAAGATAGCCTGCTCACGTGTTGCTGTAGGCATCTGTGCTTGTCCGAAGAACTGACCTGCACCGCCAAACAACTGTTGTTGCATAGCCTGCTCTTGGGGAGATAGACCCATTGTTGTCTCAACAGCACCTGTCGGTGTTACTTGAGTACCAAGCTGTCCACCTGTAGCAGTCGTTACAGTAAACGGTCTAAACTGTGACTCAGCCTGTCCACGCTCTGCAAGACCCATTGCTGCTGCTTCAGCCTCACGACCAACATCACTGAGTCGATCATAAGCCTCACCTGTTAACAATGTACCTGCAATGGCAGGAATTGCTGGTGATAAAGCAGAACCTATGTCCTGTATATTCCCAAAAATATCACTAAAAAATCCATTACTCATAGCAGTTTACCTATCAAAGCCATTACGTTAATCTCCTGAAGTGACAGTGGTGAGCCATCTATCTCTGACTCTAGACCTACCTGCACACTTGTTCCATATCCGGTGGTGTTAAGGCTACGCTGGTTTGTTAGCTGACCACCTGTAAATTCTACTGTTGTATACTCACTTTCACCGTAGAACCCAGTTATCTGCGTACCTACCGTAAACTCTGTTGTTGCGTATGTTGTATCAAAATCATAAGCCCACTTCATAAATACAACTGAGTTGTTTGCACCAACCAGTGTAGGCTTTAGCTTCTTTAATATTTTAATTCTAGCACTATCACCAAATGTCAAGCTTGGACTGTAGTACTTAAATCTGTAACCACTACCGTTATCGCTGTAGCCTGTATACGTACTGATACCGTTAGTTGTGCCTATGTGTAGCGTACCGTCTTCTAATCGTGTGTACGATGTAAACTTAGTTGACGGCCAACGAGTCACACGGTATGATCCATTCTCTAACGTACCTCGTACATCGAAACAATACGTTACATCCTGACCTGTAAAGGTTAACAGGTAGAATCCTTCTTCTGGGCTGTATACCGATCTAAAGAACTGTGTCTCGTTCTGTAGCGCAGCAATAATATCTTTTGTAATGTTGCCGGACAAACTGCTAATAGGCATTGACTTTTCTTGTATTGTTCTACCAAAGCTCTTAAGTCCTGTGTGCGACAAAAACAACACGTCTGTACCAGTGTACTGCACAGTGTCCCTGTTGACGCAACCAATGCCTGCTACGGTATCTGACAAAGTCATAGAAGCAGGAGAAGTAGCACCGTCGTACACAATGATGCTGTGCTTACCAAAGATAATTAACAGACCGTTGTGTGCTGCTAAAGCTACAATCTCGTCGTAACCGTCAGGCCATACCTTGGACACGTCAATGTTTCCGCTAGAGCCTCCTGACCATGCTGCTCCGTCTAACAAATCAGACCAATAGATAGTAGACTTGTTAGTACTAAAGTCTGCAGTCCACAAACGACCGTACGCTGCTAATACTTCATGACCATACATAGTACTAGCAACGCCAGTAGCATGAGGATGACTTGACAGCGCTTCTACAGATCCTACATGGTTTGAGTAAATCAAAGGCTCATAGCCACGTTGGAAGAAAAACATGTGATCGTTAAAGTTTACAATCTTCCAGTCGTTAGCGCTAATTGAGTAACCACCGGGAGTCTCGTCTACTAGTGTAGTTGTACCGCTAATAATCTTGTTGTTACCAACGGAGAATATCTTGGTGTTTCCTGCGTCGTCCCTATATTCTTTGATGCTGTACAAAGAGTCAGTACCAAGTACAGTCTTGTTTGTTGTTACAACAGTGTGGCCCTTACGTGCAGCAATACGACCACGTTTGTCAATCACAGCGTTGTCTGCAATTTCTGCAAACGACGGGTCTTGAGCCAACGGCGAATCTTCGGTGTTAACACCTTTGAACGCCGGAGCTACAAGATTGATGCTTTGCAGTTCTTGAGCCATATCAAATAGTCCTAAATACCATCTCTTCGGGGTGCTTTGCTGCGTCTATAGCAATAGCGTCAGACAGATACTTATCAGCAATACCAAAGTACTCAGCAACTGACGTACCTCCTGTTTCACCACGCTCACGAGCCAACAAAGCTACGGCGTAGTGAATCACAGGTTGCGAAGGTACAAGCAGTGAGTCCGTGTTAGCACTCAGGTCTGCCTGCCGCTTAATTACGTCAAACCGAAGGCTGTACACAGCATCTGGTGTTGGGCCTACGAGAACTTCTGTGTCGCCGCTGGAGTCTAGACCGTTGTACGTGTAGTACCGTGGTGCGCCTTCTGCTGCGCTGCTGATGTAAAGTTGCTCGTTAAACCAGTCTTTTGTCTGGTAGTCCATGAACAAGTTGCTAGTGTCGTTTAGGACACACATAACTTTTACATTGTCACCACCGCCAGTTAGTGAGTAACTGTTGTCGGAAGCAGTAGTAGTTACAACAATGGTTTCACGCAAGGCAGACCAGTCTGTTGCTTCTTCTACTACCTTCTTAGCGTCATTAATAAAGTCGCCTACCATCTTGATATAAGTTGTGCTAGTGACTGACGTGGTCTCTTCTTCGCGCAACCGACGTAGTACATTGTTCATTAGGTTCAAGTATGTCATGCTAATCTTCCTATCAATTGGGCAAGGTTTTCTTGAGCCGTTGGTTGTTGTTGTGTTAACATACCGGGATCTTGATACGCTTCATAACCTAAACCTGCAAACTCCTGTTTTTGGAAAGGGTCAATCTCTGGTCTAGCTGCCAGCATTGCTGCTTGTTGCATCTGTTCCTGTGCAATCTGCTGCTGTTGCTGCCCAAGGCCAAACATAGAGCCTACACCAAACCGCAAGAGTCCTTCTAGACCTTCTTGGAATTGTGACTCTAGACCGCCAATGCCTTCTTCTACTTCTCCTATACGGGACTCAACACCAGCAACTTGTTGACCTATGCCTTCTACTTGACCCTGTACGTTTTCAAAGCCTTCACCAAAGGTGTCCCGTAGACCGCCCTCAAGC